AAGAAGCCGAAAGCCATCCGTTGATGACTATACTTGCGTAGTTATATAAACTTTTTTCTTTTGATAGTTTTGTTATAGATGCCTTATCTCTAACATAGTAAGGACCACGATTTCCGCCCTTTTTCCATTGCGTCTTCCATTGTATGAATGTGCCAAGTTCGGCCCTGTCTTGCACATATGCTGGTTTGGGCACATCATAAGCAGTCCAATAGCCCTTTCTTCGCATATATGTGTCAAGAAGGTCATACTTTCTTGTTTTTGCAAGGTTTTCAGCAATTGGTCCTGCTGACTTAAAAAGTCCTTTTTGAACAATATAGTCCTTTACATTAGTATAAGGGGACATCATCCAGAAAAGGTCTTTCTTGTCTTCCCAAGCCTTAAAGGCAACTCCAGCAAGTGCTTGATTATCCCTCTCGTATCTTTGGAGTGCGTTATTTGCTGTTAGATTTGTATTTGTGCTTTTTGGCAAAGAAAGGTCTGCCAATTCGTGGCAAAGGCCACACCCATTTTCTAACAATATCTTTTTAGCACCTTTGTGAAATGCTTTTTTGAATATATTCCACTTCTTGTGTAAAGAACCTCCTCCAGCCATACCCATAGTCATACCCGCACCACGCCAAGTCATATTAAATGTAGATGGAGAAAAGAATGGATTAGACATATATTACTGATTGTATATAATCACATACGCATCAAACCAAGGGCTCGGAGGTCTGTATGTGATTCTGTCAATGGCGTATATCTTTTCGAATATCTCTATTCTTTCACCGAACTCTGGAAGGGCTCTATCAAGAACTCCACCCTCTTCGATATAGAATCTTACACGATATCCTGCCTTATAAGTAAAGCCGCCAACATCGAATGTTTCCTGCACGGCGTTCTGGTCAAGAAGCACGATGTACTTCTTGCCTCTGAACTCGACTTCCCTTCCGAATTCCTTCAAGAATTCTTGAGCATCTGCCCTCATTTCATCCCATAGTGACATATTGTTATATTATTTTGACTCTGAGTAGTATGAACCATTTCCGTCAGACAGGTAAAGGTATGCGGAGTCTGACGCTATTTCGGTTCCGTAAGGATACCAATTAGTTTCAGTTTCATTATATGTTCCACAATTTCCGTCTGCGTATATATTGCTGTAGTCAGTTCCAGAAACATAATCTCCTCCGAGTTCGCTAATGTATATCGTGATATTTGTGTTGTATTCGGAAACTAGAGTTCCATAAGCAGTGCAGTCACCTCCACCGCCTTCACCTCCTCCTCCTCCACCAGAGCCATCAGATTCAGAGTAATATCCTCCATTGCCATCCGAGAAGAAGTTGTAACCGTTTTCATTGGTTATGCTTGTTCCGTATGGATACCATTCTGTATTAGATTGTGCATATGTTCCACAGTTTCCGTCAGCGTAAATATCTTCGCTGTAAGTTCCGAATACATAATTTGAACCAATTTCGCTTATGTATAATTCTGAATTCCCACTATTGCTTGATATATATGTTCCAGCAGAATCACAAGATGTTATTGGCTCAGAGTAATATCCTCCGTTTCCGTCAGAGAAGAAATTATAATTAGTTCCATCTGATGCTATCTGTGTGCCGTATGAATAATAAATGATACCAGACTCTGTGTAAGTTCCACAACTTCCATCAGCATATGTGTTATTATAAGCATTGCCAACCGTGTAACTATCTGAAAGTTCACTTATATATACTGTTGAGTCAAAAGTATTTTCTCCAGAAATGTATGTGCCATAAGAATCACAACTTGTGATTGGCTCTGAGTAATATCCTCCAGCACCATCAGAATAGTATATATTTGTTTCGTCTTGCGTTATCTCTGTTCCGCTTGGGAAATATTCTGAACCCGTTTCAAGCGATGAACCGCAGTTGCCATCGGCAACTGTGCGTTCATAACTGTAACCAACTGTATATGTTGAACCGTTTATCTGAACGGTTATATCTGTTGTCTGTTCTGATGATATTATGGTTCCAGCAGAATCGCACGGATTCGGGTTTTTGTCTTCGGTATAGTAAGAACCCTGTCCGTCAGAAAAGTAATTTAAACTTTCTCCGCTTAATATGAGTGTTGCGTTTGGCACATATATCATACCAGAGCAAGGACCCCATACAACATCTCCATATCCATTGTCCATACCTTTCTTCTTGTTAGTACCAAGAGTTATGGTTTGACCCTCTAAGTCAACAGTGACGGGTGGCTCACAGTTTTCTTCTACCGTGAAAGGATATACAACATCTGGGTCGCACTCGTCTTCAATGTTTCCTGTTATTGGGTTTGTAACCTTTCTCAGAATTGAACAAGGGGGAGGAGGCGGTTGGTCTGGCTCTTGTGGCGTAAACACCCACTTACCACTCGGGTATGAGTCGGCATTTTCTATTGAAACATTCCAGATACCGCTGTATATTTTTTCATCTCCCGTTACCTTATATGTGACAAGATAATCCCCATTGGGGATTGGCTGGCCTGCTTCCATCCATATTCCACTACTGAAACTGGCATCGCTTGTTTTATATGGAGTATCTCCATCTTGGAAATAATGGTCTACATATAAATCTCCTTCCTTTTTTCTAACACTAATAAAAACTTGTGTTACATTTCCGCCACTTCCATCTGCTACTTCATATGCATTCTCTGAACCCATATAAGTATCGACTTGATAATAAGGTCCATATACTGTGCCGCCAAAATCTAGTGAGTTTAGTATTTTTACTTCTCTAAAAGATTCACCAAAGGATAAAAATTTAATCTTAAACCCAGCAGGATAATAACAACCGTTTGTATTCTTTTCCCCCAATTCTTCCGATATTATAGTTCCATCTTGAAGTGTGAATCTATACTTTGGATATATAGCACAGGGTGTTAAATTCCCATCGGCTTCCAATTCTTGCACTATTTCACAGCCAATCTTTGTCATCTTCGTTGAAGATGAGTTTTCCTCTTGATTAAAAGTAAATGGATTTCTTGTTACCCCATTTTCAACAACAGGAGAAGTAGTGCTTGATATCGGAGGGATGCTCGGAGGCGTAAATGAAGTTACCTCTGTCCACAGGTTTGCATATGCGGCTGGGTCGTAACCAGCCGCACCAATGAAATTAATAAGTTGATATACCTTACCTTGAAACTTAACCTTATCTCCAGTCCCATATGTTATACCGTTATTATAGTCTGGAATTCCTTCCAAAGCATCAAATGAGGCTAAACTTTTGGTTGGTGGCTGATAGAGGTACACAGATGCCTCAGAATCCGATATGGATGCGTAAGCATCCTTTGCCTCGGCTAGAGTCTTAAACTGACGCAGATAGCCACTGCCGTCTGTGTTTCGCACCACTATGGTGCAATACTGGGGGTTATACTGCATATCAGAGAGTTACCTTGATTGGTGGTGCTGAAGGAATTGTTGCCTTACGCTTTGCTGGTATAAAATAGAAGTAAGCATCTTTTCCGTCCGCAACCGCCTGCGTATAAGCAATCTTGCAATTGGTAGAGTCCGTAAACTGCTCAACGGATATTGTATCATCGTTGTTCACTATAATAAGCAGTGAGTGATTCGGTACTTTCATACAAATAATAAGGGGTGGCCGAAGCCACCCCTTGTTTCCTGTCCACCGTTTAATTATGCTATCGGTCCTTGAATGGTTACATTTCCTTTACCATCGGAGCGTACATAAGCCCTCCAAGGCTTATAATGCTTTACTCCATTTTCTTCTTTCCAAAACTGACTGAAAACCCATATGTATGGACTTGAAACAACTGTATGTTTGTTTGTATAATAGCCTGCTGGTTTACACAAGTTTGGGAATAGCCAAGTTTCTGGATTTGTTATTGGCTCTGCATAGAAATCACAGTTTCCATCGTTAATAAACCTTCCATAATACTGTCCTCCAGTTTTAAAGTTTTCTAGAACATTTGAAGGCATAGAGCCTTGAGTTGTTGATATTTGATTAACATATACACCAGACGGAAGGGTAACATTTACAACTCTATCTTTAATCTGTCCAACAATGGTTCCATTCGGAGTTTGCTTGAAAACAGATGTAGATGTTTTGTCACCGTAGCCAGCCTCTGGACACGGTGTTAGTGCAATCTCATATTCATAATCTTCAGTAATTGGGCCTTCATATGGTGGCTCTTCGGGGCCATCATAATAAGCAAAGTCTGCATACCATCCTCCTTGGTTATGCATCTGATTCGAATAAATGATATTATATACAATATCGCCATCTCTGGCCTGTCCAATTATCGTTTGGTCATCACCATATACTTGATATACTTCTGTTGTTGTTCCGCAGAATCCATCTGCTATCGTCCTCATATAAGGCGTTGAAACTTGATAATCTCCATTTGATTCACCATATTGCCAATTTCCAATAATTGGTTCGCCATCAAATTGTGGCCCATCGCTTATAACTTCGCCTTCATTCGGGCAATTTTCTGGTTCAGTGGGGTCGGTTGGGTCGGTTGGGTCTGTTGGGTCTGTGGGGTCCTCTTTGGCTTCAACAGAAACACCGCCAGTTCCATTTGACTTCCAAGTATAGTTTTCTGTTTCGTAGACTAGAGTTCCTTCTGGAAGATAAGTGTCTTCAAATTCTTGAACGACATTGCAATTAATGTCATATTTATAAACCCTTTCTCTGCTTCCAATTACAGCATCGTCTATATAGCCATCCTCATCTGTTGATATCGGATAAGTTAAGTTTTGTTCAAATTGTCTTTCTACTTCCTGTCCTTCTGTTGGACACCCACCTGTTGGTTCGTCTGGATTTTCTGGGTCAACTGGAGGTAATTCCTTGACTTCAACAGTATACCAACCGTTTCCATCTGAACGATATATCTTTTCTGCGGTTTCGAAAACAATGGTTCCTAATTCAGTGTAGAATTCAAGAACTTCTTCAACGAAATCCTCAGCACTTAGACCTCCGAATGTTTTCTTTAATTGAGTCTGTCCAACTGAAAACACATTTCCATCAAGGGTTTCAACAATAACATCAACGGCATCATCTAAGAGCGTCTCACCTTTGTCTGGGAATAATTTTTCTACAGTAATAGTAATATCGCCATTTCCATTATGCTTAAATGTTATTTTCTTGTTTGTTATTATCTCAACCGCAATAGTAGTACTACCGTTTTCATTTTCTAGTCTATTTAATACTTTTTTGAAAATTTTAAATGGCCCAACATAAAATGTATCCCAATATTTTGTTGCAACTTTTATATTAAATTTTGCAACGCTTCTAAGAACACCCAAAGAATCTATAAATGTGGCTTCTGCGTTTTTATAAATATCTTCAGCGAGTTCACCGATGCTTTGTTCTTCTCCATCTTCAATTGATTGAATTGGTAAATTCTCCTGTCCATTTTCAGTATTAACCTTTAAAGGCTGAGAGTCATTTCTTTCAAACTTTGAAGGTTGTGGTTTTTCAAAATAAAATGCTCTTTTTCCCTCACTAACGCATTTATCATAGAACTTTTGTGCAAGTTGCTCGTTGTAAAATGCATTTGCATAATCAGTCGTGACACCGTTTTCAGTAACGGATACTACAACTATTGAATAGTCTGGGTAAGGCATAGAGGTTGTCTATGGCTTACTGTCAACTATTTTATTCTATATCAAGAGACTTTGGCTCAGAAGACTTATTTTTTCTTGAAGAAGGCTTTATCTTTTCTTCTTCAACAATAGTATCATCTTGAGATTTAGCACCAGTAAATCTGTCCATTTCGGCCATAGCAGATGCGGACTTACAACGCTTATCTGGCTTTGGGAAGTGGAAAAAGTGTGCCTCTTTGCCTTGTTCTCTTATTTTAGCAAAATCATTTAATGCATCTTGTGCATTTTCCTTTTTATAAACCTTTGATGAAAGGCTACCGTTTGGCTCTACAATTATAATAAATGAAAACTTCTGTGACATAGTATTTACTATACAAATAGACTAAATGACCTGTGTCAACTGCTTAAGAAGCAAATGGTTGAGAATCTTTTCTTTTAAAAGATGACGGACTGGGCTTTTCGTATAAAAAAACCCTCTTTCCTTCATTTACAGCAACTGTATAAGCGATTTTTGCTTGTGCAACAGTATTAAATACACGAGTAACTAAAGATGTTACACCATTGACTGTTTCTTCTGTTACTACTATTGAATATGCTGGATAAGGCATTTGATTTTGACTAATGTCAACTAAACAAAATAGCCCCGAAGGGGCTATTGTTTTTTATAAATTATAAATTAGTCCCAAGTATCAAGGTTTGTTACTACTGGAACCGTGTCATTTCTCTTAAACTTTGTTGGTTGTGGCTGTTCAAAGAGAAAAACTCTTCTATTTGGCTGTCCAACCTCAGACCTGTAAGCCGCCCTTGCGTTGTTAACATTAGAAAACAGATAAGTATAACGAGAAACAGCCTGTGTTTCTGTGTCAACTACTTCAACCAACATCATTGAGTAATCTGGGAAAGCCATATGTGGCTATTGATAATTGTCAACATAAACAAAAGACCCCCATCGCTGGGGGTCTCGTTTTGGCGATTTACGCTTCTATTACGAAGCGATAATCTTACCGAGTGTCGGAGCGTTACCAACGGCTACGCCGTAAAGAATGCTCATCGACAGTTTCTGGAGACCAGAGTCACCGTCATACCATTCACGAACTTGAACGGTGAGTCCAGACTTTTCATCTGTTGCAGATGCAACATTGCCATACCAGTTGGTCGGAAGAGCAGGCTGGCGTGTGGCGATGAGGATAGATTCTGGGTTGCAAGCAATGCCCTTGAGGTTTGTAACCGTGGCAGGGAGAGCAGAATACTGATTGACTTCAAACCCGTGGATACGAGGCAGAAGGTTTTCAGTCAGAGGAGCGTTAGTACCAGAAGCATACTGGGCACTGATGGCGTTATCCTTAGCAAGAGCGGTGTAGAGCGAAGGACGAACAATGAGCAGTCTGTCCTGTTGGGGAACATTACGCTCTGTGAGGGCCTGTGAGATTCCAGCAACTGCGTCAGCGTCAAAAGCGGCAACTGTGCCGTTATAAACTGTCTGATTTCCGTATGCAGGAACGGTGAGTTCTGGGAAGTTTGTCTCAGTTACGAGACCGAAAATGTCGTCAAGAACAGCCTTTGAAACGGCGTGAGCGGCAGGACGGATGAATGTTCTGCGGAGAACATCATAACCACCCTTGGCTACTTCACCATCGGAGAAGCCCATCACGAAGCCTTTATGGCTGTTGAGTTCAATTCTGCGTTCAACAGAAGTGACATTTGTTACTTGATATCCATTAGCACCGATATCAGTAATCGGGGCAGTGATGGAGTTGGCGATACGAGTTACAACAGTTTCGCCACGGGTTGCGATTTCACCACCAAAGTTTGTTGTGAACTTTGAGATGAGGGGGAATTCGGCAAGAAGCGTTGTAAGCGAATCTTGAGCGATGACGGTGAGGTTAATACCTCCGAGGTTATTTGACATAGTTTATAAAAGGTTCGTAAGAACAACATTTGCACTCTGTCAACCAACAAAAAAAGAGGCCCCATAATTGGGGCCTCGTTATTTAGCGTTTTGCTAATGTTTTACTTGCTTCGTCCTCTTCCAGAACGACCACCCTTACGCTTCTTGATGCCACGCTTTCTGTCTTTTTTGCCACCGCCGCCTTTTCGGCGATTTCCTGTGACAACAACCCCAGCACTAGAGATAAAACCTGCACCCTTCTTTCGAGAGCCAGTTCCTCTTGTCTTACCTCCGTCCTTTCCGCCCTTCTTTGCGGGAGCGGTTGGGTTCTTCTTGCCTCCAGAGGTTCCACCCTTCTTTGAAGGGGGTGTCTTTGAAGATGGCTTTGGAGCGGGCTTGGGAGCGGGCTTGGGAGCCGATGGGTTTCTGTTTGGCCTTGGTGTCGGCTTACCAGTTGGCTTTGGGGCTGGCTTTGGAGCAGGCTTTGGAGCAGGCTTTGGAGCAGGAGTTGGCTTGGGAGCGGGCTTCGCTGTCGGCGTAGCAGGTTTGGGAGCCTGTGTTGGCTGACCTCTGAATTGACCACCAATAATTGGCCTGTTGCTTGCTGGTGCAGGAGTAATCTGCCTTTGCCCCTCTGAAACAAGTCTGTTTACTGTAGCCAACTTGTTTGCGGCATTAACTTTCATGCTTGTTCCGTCTCCAAACTTAACTACATCTCCAGAGCGTAACACCTTGAGGAGTTGCTCTTTTGACATAGTTCCTTGGGGAGCCTTTGTCGTAGTCCCGAAAGAGGTCTTAATTCTGAGTTCGCCTTTCCGTGTCGCTTCAGCGACACTAGATTGGTCTGCACGAATTTCCTTACCTCTTGAGAAGCGACCTGTACCAGTCGCATAGTATGTTCTTCCTCCGCCTGCCATAAATTACTTGGAGCGTCCTCTGCCAGAACGACCGCCCTTGCGGGAAGAATTGCGAGACTCGTCAACTCTCATCGGGCCAGTACCTCTGCCCTTTGGAGCATTGATTCTTGCACCACTAACGCCCGTAACTTTGCTTGTAGAGCGAGTCTCACCTGCTGGGAGCGGCTTTCTTGGTCCACGCTTTACAACTGGCTTTGATACTCCAGCCTTCTTGTCTGCGGCTCTCTGCTTCGCACCAGCGGCACGGCGAGCGGCGAATGCTTTAGTAATCTGTGCCCGAGTTGACTTTGGAGCAAAACCTCCAACCTTGGCAATACGAGTGTTAAGTTTTTGATTTCCTTTTGAATCTTTAATTGCCGTGTTCTTTGAGTTCGGGCTTGCCTTATAAGTAAGGGTTGGTCCAACTTTTTGGAATCCAATACCAGTTCCCTTATTAAGTTTATTGCTTCCCTGTCCAATGCCTTGAAGGATGTTAAACGGAAGGGCTTGGTTCATCTTTCTCTGTTCATCGGAAGTAATTCTCTGAGCCTTGCCTCTTGCTCCGCTACCCTTGACAACGATTCTGCCTTCCTTATTGAACTTAGCGTCCTTGGCATTACCTTTGTATACTTGTACGCTTCCTCTTGGAACAATATTTGAACCCTTCTTTGCACGGCCTTCATTTGCGGCTGGCTTATAGATTGTAGCACCAAGACGACCAATAAGTTCGTCACGATTTGATGCTCTTACAATATGCTCAATTCCATCTGGGGTTGTAATCTTATCTCCGTTACGAATGACCTTTTGAGCCTGTTCGTATGTGAGTTTACCTTCTGGGTGTTCCTCGGTAGCACCGTGAATTGGTACAGCCTTTTGATTCATACGGTTTTCAGACTTTATATTGTGCTGTCGTATTGCAGAGCGGTCTCTGCGGACTTCACTGGCTCTTGTGAAAGAGCCAGTTCCTGTTGCGTGATATGTTCTCGACATAGTGAGGTTAGTTTACCAAACTATTTGTAGAAGTCAAGCGTTCTTTTTAAGAACGCTTGGCTCTGAGGAGGGCTGAGGCGTGACGCTCGATTGTAGCCTTGTTGGCGAGGTAGAACTTACGCTGTTCAGCACCCTTAAGGGCTTCGAATTGCTTAAATACTTCTTCGTCTGTCTGGTCGGCGGACTTGGCAACTTGGTCTATAGAAACAGCAACGGCATCAACTCCAGTAGAAGCAACAATCTGAGCGGCCTTCTGTTCAACAGTTGAGGCAGACTTTTCGATTGTTGATACCTTTGCAACAAGGGCTTCAAACTTTTCGTTCAGAGCCTTCATATGGGCAATGGCTTCTTCCTTCGCCTTGACTTCAAGGGCGAGAGCGGCCTTTGTGGACTCAACTTCTGAGTTGGCTTCGGGCTTCGGCTGGCTCACGGAAGCAAGTTTCTGAAGAACTGCTTCAATCTTGCTATTAAGGGCTTCAGCAGTAGCCTTGATTGATGACTCTTCAGAAGCGACAGGAGCAGGGACAGCCTGTTCGGCCTTGACTTCCTTGACGGCTTCGGCTTTCGGCTGTTCGATGACTTGTTCGGCTTGTGGTTCTTCATTTGTTTCTTTGCAATTTTTGCCTGTGGCGTTCTTGCCGCCACGGTTACGCTTCATCTTTGGAGCATCTTCTTCTTCATCCTTGGGTTGACCAGTTACGACTTCCTTGTTTACGCCTTCAATCATATTGCCACCCATATCTCCCTCTGCCTTGGCCTCTTGGTCTGGACGGGAAGGGCTAGATGTGTTTGAAATTTCGTATTCAGCCTTGGCTTCGGATGGACCTTGATACATTCCGCCATTATCCTTGAACTTGCCGCCCTTTTTGGCTTTTTCCATTTCGTCTTCCTTGTCCTTTGAGACTTCAATTTCAACCTTAGTGTCGCCTTCGCCTTCACCTTCGGTCATCTTTTCTGGAGACTGGTAAAGAGAAGAATACTTTCCTTCCATTTCGTCAATCTTCTTACCCATTTCCTTGCTATATTCCTTCATTGTGGCATCCATTTCGAGGACTTTCTTCATAGCCTCGGTGAGGCCTTCTTCCATTTTCTTCATACGCTCAAAGTATGTGTTGTTATCGCCAGCGAGTGTGCTGAGTTTTTCATTGAGGGCCACAGTCTGGGCGGTCTGTGATTCGATGAGTTCTTTGAGGATGGTATCTATGGATTTGCTCATATTGTGAGTAATAATTAAAAATGTTAGTTTGTCAACCCAAGCGATGCTCGGTTGGGTATTAGAACTTATTGTTTAAGAGTCTGTTGAGAGACTCGTCAACTTTAAACTGCCTGTTAAACTTGATGGATTCTTCAACATCCTTCCATCCGTCAACAAGGTTTGTGGCAAGTCCCTTTCTTACGGCTTCATCTCCGTAGAATGACTGACCTTGCAGGTCGTCCTCGCTTGCGAACGCTCTTACGGAGCGAATGTCTCTAATGAATCTTCTATGAAGTTCATCAACTTCGTCTTGTAGCCTTTGCCTTTGAAGTTCAGAAAGACCAGTGTTTTCAACTCCAGCCGCTTTATAGTCTCCAGACTTGATGATATCAATTTCAATGCCTTCCTTTTGATACTTTTTGTCGTAATTCTTGAGTGTTAAGTAAATTCCGCAAGCACCAATGCTTGATGACGAAGTTACATAAAAACGAGAACATTGGCTGGCGAGCCAAAATGCGGCGGAGCCGCAATCACCTTCGCAATAAGCAATAGTTGTCTTTGGGTAATTTCTAATCTTCTTTGCCATTTCTTCAAGGCCAGATGTAGAACCTCCTCCAGAATCAAACTTAAATACAACCTCAGTAACATCATCACGCTTTTCCCAACAATCGAGTGTGCAAGCAATTTCTTTAAGGTCAGCACAGCCAAGCATACGCTCAATCTTTGTCAAGCCCTTGCCAATGACACCCTCAACTGGAATGCAACCAACGCCATCTTTAACCTCTGGAGACTTGAATGAAGAAAAGAATGAATCAACATCCATCCCAGCAGAGGTATCCTTGTCGTCTTCTTCGACCCAAGGGTTTCCAGCACGAGGTTTCTTTTTCTGCTTAGAAGCCTTTGAGTCATACTTGTCAGTCCAAGCGGACAGATAGTATGCTATCTCTGGGTTAGAAAGCAGAAGGTTTGCATTGTCGATGAAGGCTTTGGCCTTCAGCGGGTCAATAAGCATTGGCCTTCCAGCCGAGATTGCATAACAGAGGTCGTTTCTAATCATCTTAAGAAGGATTGGTCTCTCGGTGCTGAGAGGCCTTGGTTTTGCTTTGGAATAGAGTCAACCGACATAGTTGTCTCATTTATCGCATTGATGCCGTTGCCAATGTCTGGCTGGGCTGTTTCTGGCTGGTTAGCACCAACCAAGTCGTCCTGCATCTCTATGCCTTCATCGGCAGTCATACCCTGTTGCATTAAGGGCTGTCCGTCTGGTCCCATTACTGGCTGACCATCTGGGCCAATGACTGGCTGTGGCATCTCGCTCGGAGAAGGACCGCCACCCTGTGGCGAGAATCTGAAGAGGTCCTCTCTGTCGAGACCAGTATCTTCTGCGAGTTTCTTCAAGAACAAGAAGTTCTTGGCTCGCTTACGCATAGTCTTCTCAAACTGAAGACCACGGGCGGCAAAGTCATCCTCAAGCGTGTTTCTTCCCATTTCAAGGTCCGCTCGCTCGTTCTGAGCATCCCGACCAGCGTCAACAGTAACATTGCGTGTCACCATCCAGTCAACTTTCCACCAGTTCTTTGCGGCAGGAAGGTCGCCACGCATAATCTTAGTTCCAAGCCAATACTGGAAGTATGGATTAAGGAAACGCTTAATCATTATGTTCTGACGCTTTGAGAAATATCTGGATGCCTTAGCAACCACAAGTCTGACGGCGGAGCCGCCAGCCTTTGTCGGGTCGGCGACAAATTCATAAGGAAGCGAACCCATTACTGAGTCTCTGCGAAGGTGTTCAATGAAGCCAGTAAAGGCCGTTGTCGGCCTTGCTGGCTGGTGAGCCACCAGTTCCTCGTTGGGCTGGATTACGGCAGTAACACCACCAAGGACTCTATCTAACGAGTTAGTGTCAGTGCTACTTGTTCCAAGGGCTTGTCCAAGGCCAATGTCTCCGTTGTCAGCCGATGTGTCGTGTGTTTTAAATATTCTTGAAACTCTTGCATTATCCTTAGCCGCAACCTTCTCCATTCCGAGGAGGTCCATTTCATCACGCATATTGTTGATAGCGTGTTGGTGCGGGGGGTAAGCACGAGATGCTGATGCGTGTGTCGGCTCGTATATATGCATCATTGAAGATGCTGGGATTCCAGAATAAGAGCCATCCGACTGCTTCACATAATATATGGTCGGAACACCGAACTTATTGTATCTTATGCCATCGCTTACATTAACATCCCCACCAAGACTTGGGGGTGTTTCAACTCTGTGGCACTCTATGATTTGAAACTTCGGAATACCGTTTCTCTTTGCTTTTATGGCAAAAATCTCACCATCTCTGTCAAGTGACTCGCAAATTATATAAAGGGATTCTATCATTGAGAACCTTCCAGTAACTTCTGGAGATTCGCATTCTTGCTCCCATTCTGCCTCAATAAGTGTCTGCCAGTCAAAGTCGCCACCATTGGCTTGCATATGAATTCCCTCGCCAACCGAGTAAAGGGCAGTATCTTTTATTGTTTGTCTGAAAAGACCATTATTCTTCTCAAGCCAACGAGAAAGGCGAACCATCTCACGCCTTACGGTCGCCGTCATCTCTTGACGGAAGTCCGTTGGCATTGGAGCATCTACCCTCGACCTGTGTGGAGAGTATCTTGCTGAGTCCCAAGTGCCCGTATAAGCCTTCGGCTTAAGCACATTGGCTATGGCTAATCTTGCTCGGTCAATAAAGCCGAGTGGCTTTTTCTGTTGTTCGCTCATCTATAAATTTGACGACCATAATTGGTCCAAAGACCTCTTACTATCTTGCCATCAAGTTTATCGAGTGCGTACTGGGTCTCGTGAAGGATTTCCTTGGGTGGCATTGCAAATTGTTTTGAGGCGTTATTAACGCCGTCTCCATACGACATAATCGTTTTACCTTCAAGAATCAAGGCAACAGCCTTGTCACGAAGTTTCTCAAGTGTTTCACGGGGTAATCCAACAAATATGCCTTCAGCGGCCATAAGGATTGACCCGTGTCAACTTGTTAATTTTCGCTCTTTTTCTCTGTTTTATTGAGAAGTTCCCTGTGGAACTTCTCCCAGAGTTGCTTAAGTTCTTCTATTTCTTTATCAGAAGGCTTTATTGTAGTCCTCACAACCTTTGGGTCACGAAGACTTCTATCATCCTTTATAATTGTTTCTTTATTTATCGGGTTGTTTTTTTCCATAAAATTATTATCCTGCAAGTCCTTCAAATCCCTTGTTGGGTATAAATGTGTAACTTACTCCTGCAAGCGATGCAAGTTGTTTAGCACCATTATGTCTATCTCTCCAGACTGCAAGGTCTTGTTGTGAGCATCCAAATTTTGTTAACTTTGAGGCTGAAAACTTCTGCATAGAGAGCGTTGCCATAACAGTCGTCCTTACATAAGACCTGTTTATATCTGACCTTGTTGCCTTTATTGGGCCGTTTCTATCAATTATATAAGTCCCCTCTCTAGATGTGACAACCATTGTCTTTTCACCACTTGTAAAATAATTCTTCCAATCACCGTCAGAAAATGTACCACCAAAGAATCTATCTTTACTAGATGGATGTGAGTGCAAAGTTGTTCCTCCAACGGCGTGGCCCTGTGCAATAGTAAACTGCACTTTTCCATCATTTGCTTGAGACTCCCAACCAAGAAACATTCCATTCTTATCCCAAGCCGCCGCCACCTCAACCTCTGAATTAGCCCACTTTTTCACTAATTTATCCATTGAATATTTAAAATCTTTGTCGTCTTTTTCGTTTTTTACCATTCCGTCTCTAATTGCCTCAAGTATTCTTATTACATTTAAAGTTAAAAATTTGTCACCTTTGTCTAACATACCATACTCCAATATTTGCTTTTTTTCTTTTTCTGTAAGTTTTGTATTTTGACGAATCCATTCCTTAAGACCGTCAATGTCACCAACCTTTAACTGAAGACCAGTCATACCATCGGAATTCTTAAACTCAAACCCTTCCGCTTGCTTACGAGCCATCTGTTCCATTTGCCTTGGTGTTGGCACGATTACCCTTCTGCCTTCTTTCATTTCATACGAGCGTCCCATATATTTTAATAGTGTCTACTTAATTGATTGACTTATGGCTTATATTGTGAAATAATTGGTCTATGTCAAGAGAATACGCAATATATGGTAAAGAAAACATCGAGCAGGGTGCTTTGACCCAAATGGACAATGTTATGTCCTTGCCAGTTGTTACCTCTGGTGCGTTGATGCCAGACGCACATCAAGGATACGGTATGCCAATCGGAGGTGTGTGTGCGGTAGACAATGCGGTGATACCTTATGCAGTTGGGGTTGATATCGGCTGTCGTATGATGATGACCATATTCACAGATACAGACCCATCGCATTTAAACGATAAGTTCTCGCTTAGTTATAGACTTCAAAGACAGGCACTTAAGGACTCAACATACTTTGGGGGATACTCTTGTCCTCAAGTCAAAAACAAGCACGATATTATGGATGACCCAAGATGGTCGTTGCTTGATGAGATTAAGATTGGCAAATTTAATGGACAGTCGCTCAAAGACAGGGCTTGGAATCAACTTGGAACATCTGGTGGCGGTAATCACTTTGTTGAGTTTGGAGAATACTCAACTGCTTCCGATGACAGGCAAAGAGATATTAAGAACTCCTGTATAGCACTTATGTCGCACAGCGGAAGTCGTGCCCTCGGGTATACAATAGCCAACTTCTTTACGAAGTTGGCGGCTGAACTGAACCCACTTCCGAAACCTCTAGACGAACTATCTTGGCTATCAATGGATAGCCACGAAGGTCAGTTGTACTACAAACTAATGGAACTCTGCGGAGACTACTCAGCCGCAAATCACGAATGCATACACAGAGCGGTGGCTATCTCCGCTGGGCTTGAATATGAGCGTAAGCAAGTGATAGCCAATCACCACAATTATGCTTGGATAGAGAATGTCAACGGCAAGGCTATGTATGTTCACAGAAAGGGGGCTACGCCAGCACAGAGCGGAACTATTGGCATCATACCCTCATCTATGGCTACTAAGGCTTATATCGTCATCGGGAAGGGTAATGCCGAATCCCTGTGTTCTGCTTCTCACGGCTCTGGCCGTGCTATGTCCCGCTCTCAAGCATTGAAGACAATCAAAAAGGAAGACAGAGACCAGATGCTTATTAACAACAGGGTTGAGTTGCTTGGTGCTGGTCTTGATGAATCGCCTCAAGCATACAAAGACATTGAAAGTGTTATGGGTTATCAATCTGACTTAGTTACAAAAATAGCAGAGTTTCAGCCACGCATTGTGCGTATGGGTGGGGCAATGGAAAAAGATAATTTAGAAGGCTCTTGACTCACATTTAATAACTATATATATAGTATATAGAGTTATGTTAAACATCAAAACAAATGCCGCAGTTGCGGCATTTGAAATTAAGTGTAAAACCTTAATATATATAGTATACTTATGTCTATATAATATTATGGTAAAAATAGATTATAAAATAAGTACCTGTTTTAGAGTTGAAAAGCAGGTTGAAACGATTACAAATGTCAATTAACATCACAAGATGAAGTTGATTCTTGCGGTATCTGGATATGCACAGTCTGGGAAAGACACATTTGCTGACGCAGTAGTTGGAATAATTGGGAGCAAGCATAAGTGTTCAAGATTTAAGTTCGCAGAACACTTAAGAAGAGCCGCAGGTATGGCGTTTAGTTATCTTAATTTGAATGTAAATCCTTGGACAGAAGACAAGGCTGAAAAAGAAAAACTAAGACCCATACTTGTTTCTCTGGGAGAATTTGCAAGAGAAAAGAATGTTGATGTTTTTGCTGGGCTTGCGAGGGATGAGATAAAGTTTTTCCTCAGTTCTGATTGCGAGATAGCCATTGTCACCGATATGCGTTACGCTAATGAACACGAATTGCTAATGGAAATGGCATCACAGAATGGATACAAGTATCACAGGGTTCATATAACCAGAATTGGAACTGGTCCAGCAAATGACGCAGAGGAGCGTAGCGTTGCTAAACTTTTGCAACACCCAGTTGATGCTTCTTATATTGCAAAAGATGGCGACTTAAGTGCCTTAAATATGGTCGCAAACGATTACATCAGAACATTCATAATTCCTTACATAAATGCAAAATAATAAAATATCAGACGCAAGAATATATTTCATTTCTGCTATTCACACTATGAGAATAGCAATAATGATATTTTTTGCTACCTGCCCACTGCTGTTCACTATTGCATTTATATATTTTATTTTTAACTTAGAATGGGTAAAGGCTTTTGCTTACGGAGTTATCGGCCTTTCTACTTATTTTGCTTACCCAATTGCTTCTTCTTGGTTTGAGGAATGTCGTGTTAAATTTAAAAGAGAAATTGATGAGTGGTCTGAAATGTTAGATAAGGATAGTAAATAACAAAGAATACATTGCGGAGATTAAGGACTTGTAATCTCCGCAATGTTACCAAACAAATAAGGCAGGCCGAAGCCTGCCTTATGTTTTTATAAATGAATTGGGTGCTGGAAGATGGTTATGCCCCAACAGATGGAGGGTAACGGTACTTTCGTCATCCGTATCATCATCAGCCACCCAAAGTAGAAGGCGGTGGGTGGGGTCAATCGAGGAAATATTGATATGTCGTGGGAACTACATACCGCACAGTTGGGGTTTCTGTGCTAACCTTGCATACCATTTCTGTGTATGCTTACCACCACACCGCCAAATTTTAAAGAGCAGTCAGAGTTGATGCTATCAATCACTGACAAATATCATCATACTGATGATGCTGGATAAGTCAACAGTTCAACTCAGTTGCTTTTACCTTCGTCAACTGGAGAATCTTCATTGCTGGACTCTTCACTACTTTCAGTATGCGTTTCCTCTACTGGCTTCGGAGCCCCAAGGAATCCAAATGCCGCAGATGCAATAAGTTGCATAACCTCACAGTCCCACAAGTGGTTCGCTCGCTTACCGATGCGTCTCCATTCTGGCTTTCCATTGTTTCCCATAACACGGGCTTCTGACTCCATCTGGTCCATATAATCCTGTCCACAATCGTGCGGACACATATGCTTTCCTGTTTTTCTTATTCTTGAAAGTTGGTCCTTAAGAGCCAAGTTTGAGAAGTGGTGAACTCTTACAACGCCCGTTCCAGCATTAACAAGTCTTGCTGGTGCGTATGTCTTGTTAACTGTCTTATACCCTCCAGCCATCTGGATTCTCCAAGGGAACTCGCTACGCTGGTCGCCTCGCAACGCTGTCCACTTATTGATACCACACTGTCTAATAACATCGTCAAATTGGTCGCCACAGTCAACATATACGAGGGCATTATGTACGCTGTGTATCTTTTGGAATGCGGCCACATCGTTCCAAGTAGATACGAACTTCCAAGCACGAAGCCTGCTGTATCCACCCTCGGCCCAACTTCTGACAAGGCAGTAGAATCCATTTCTCTGCACATCGACCGTCATAAATCTTGCAAACACTTGGTCCTTTAGTGTCTTGTCTGAGTGTATCTTCTTTGTCTTTGGATTGATGAGTGCTTCATCATCCCAGTCTTCACCCTGCTTATATTCTCCGACAGACTGAACGGAATCAAAAGAGTCTGGTTCGTCTGTCCAGAACTCTGCGAGTTGTTTCTGGCGGAAGATTCGCATTGGGCCAGCATCTCCATTGTAGTCTAGCATTATCTTGGCTCTGGTATAAGCCTCTGCGGCCATACCCCAAGAACGAGCCGCAAGACAGTTCCAAGTATAGCCAGCATTATAGTCAGCCGCATTTGGATTAGTCACTGCATAGAAACCTCTTGAGTTCATTTCATCACGAGAGGCACGACTGTCCTTGAAGTTGTGCTTGCAACCCTCGCACTCATAAGTGGTATTTTCTCTTATCTTGTTATAGTCAAATTCGCCTTCATATACCATAGCATCTTCTGGTATTCTTATCTGGGACCACTTGAACTCCTGTCTGTGGTCGCAATGAGGACAGGCAAAAGACCAAACTCTTCTGTCTGTCGTAGCCCAGAACTCTTCCGTCTCGTCACCAGCGAATCCGCCTTGTGACATAAATATTCTTTTACCAAGCCAGCCGAATGATGTGACACGAGCAGACGCTTCTGCTAAGTGGCCCTTCGGATAAAGCCAAGTTTCGTCAGCAAGTAGCCATCTGATAGAACGGCGTTGAAGGTTCTTTTCGTTATAAGCACCAAGACACCAGAATGTCATATCGTTGGTCTGAACGGTGTCGCTCTTTGATTTCTCTTCGCCCTTTGGCAACTTAGACATAACTGGAGGGCAGTTTTCCCAAAGAACACGGAGACGGGTTTTCATCCAGTCTGCGGCGTTGTCGTTAGTGTCGTTAAGGTAAAGGGTGGGGGCTGGCTGACGAGCCAATATGTAGCAAGACAACATCTCGGCAAGTAGCGACTTGCCAGACTGAATTGGTGCTATGATTTGAACAAGACGCTTCTCTGGGTCAGCACAAGCACGAAGTGGCTCAATGAGCCAAGGTGTTTCCTTGGCTCTGAAGCCAGCAGGCATTGGCGAGAATGGAATCTGCTTTATATTAGCCTCAAGCCAAGACACAACATCGCCGCCTTCATCTGGCTTAAATACACGCCGAAGTCGTGACTCTAACTCATCCGCCAGTTTCACATTAGCCATAAATCAATATAATAGCATTGATGATGGAAGG